AATCAGTGGAAGGCAAACGTACACCTACTTGAGCCTAAATACATGTTCTATATAGATAGTTATGTATTAGCTGATAAAGGAAGATGTAAAGACAGAAAGATTTGGATTAACAGAGATTTAGCAAAGCATGGTGATCTTGCCCAGATATTAACAAATGATCATTACAAACCTTCATTTGAGTATCAAGAGACGTTCAACTTTATTTCTTCAGATGAGATAAGCATATTTACAGATGGTACATTTACACCAACTCAGATATGTATAAGTTACATGAGATATCCTAAATATATAAATAAAGAAGGATATATAATGTTAGATGGATTAGATTCATTCGATGAAGATTGTGAATTAGAATTATATCTGGAAGATGAACTTTTAGATCTTACAGTACAAAATCTTGCAATGTATACGGAGAATGCTCCTGCTGTACAGTCTGCACAATATAGAATACAAACAAACGAGTAAACAATTAAATTAAAATAAAATGGCTGATTTTTCATTAACTACCCTCTTCGTGGTACCTGTAGGTAATTCATTACCTGTGGCTGGTTCTACGCAAGACTTGACCGCTGGTCAATTTGGTGTTTTCACTAACACCTACACTATTGCCAATGCTGGTAATATTGCAACTATTCCTTATTTCTACTTGGCTCAAGGTAGAACAAACACTTATTTACAAGGAAGTAAAAGATCTGATAAGATTGCTGCTTCTCAAGTAACTGAATGGTACAAAGTTACAGGTTCTCCTGTTGCTTCTAATCAAGTAACTGAAGTTGTTGACTTCACCGTTAAACCTGGTGATGTTGTAACTTTAACCTTGCGTGCTCATTCTAGCTATATTGATACCTTGTATTTCAATGGCTTCACTCGTTCAGTAACTGTAAATGCACCTTGCCTTGGTTGTGGTGATGATCCTTGTGCTGATGTTGATGTTCCTGAGTTGATTGATCGTTTGATTTTTCAATTGGAGTTGAAAGCTCCAGGTAACAACCCAGACAACATTTCTTTCTCTACTTTCTATCAGTTCCAACGTATTGGTAATGATGCTAGTGCTAAATTAGTTATCTCTGGTAAACCTTTGACTCAGTATGGTCAACCTTGTGATGTTGCTGCATTCCCTTGGGAATATGATCGTATGTACTTCCGTACATTCATCTATCCTGGACCTGCAACCACTGCTGATTTCATCGTTGCTGATAATTGCAATATTATAGCTAACCCTGTTATCACACAACGTGCTTCTTATGTAGCTGGTACTTCTTCTGAGATTCAACAATTAGAAAAGAACTACTATAGCTACCAAGCTGGTTATTTGAAGCATCTTTACAGAATGGTTGGTTACAACGAAAACTTTGAGAGTTGGGTTACCGATGGTACAACTTATGACACCCTTTACATTAAATTCAACGAATATGATAGATCTGCTTACAAATGGGGAGATTATATCGTAGAAGATTCAATGGTTATTATTGCTGCTCCTCAAGCTTTGAGTGGTGCAATTGAAACTTTATTGGAAGTTGCTTTAGGTGATGCGGTTGATCAAAGTCCTTGTCCAATCACTTCAACCACTAGTACTACAACTACTGTTTGGCCTTCTACTTCAACAACAACTACTTTGATTCCATAAGAAGAAAGGTAATTAATATCATATAACCTATGCCAGAGGGTGAGAGGAAACTCAAATTCCTCTGGCATTATTATTTTAAAAAATATGGCAGATCTCAAATTAGAAATATTAGTAGTTCCTACGTATAACACTTTAACATTAGGTATTGCTGATGCATCTACCTATCCAGTTAGTCCTGCTGTAACATCTCCTACAATTGAAATAACTGTTCCAGGTTTTGGAATGGTGTCTCTTCCTTTTAATATTAACGATTTTAACATTTTTAATTCTGCATCTCTAGGACTTACAGCAGTGGGTGATCCATTGTTGCCTTTACCAGATGGTGTGTATTATTTAAGATATTCTGTTACTCCTGCATATATAAACTATGTAGAGAGAACAATTATTCGTGTTGAACAACTTCAAGAGAAGTTTGATAATGCCTTTATGAAATTGGATATGATGGAATGTGATCTTGCTATTAGAAGACAACAAAAAGTTAATCTTAATAGTATTTATTATTTCATACAAGGATCTATTGCTGCTGCAAACACTTGTGCAGTGGATACATCAAACAAGTTGTATGCTCAAGCAAACAATATGTTAAATAATTTCATAAAGAATAATTGCTATTGCACAGGTAATAACTACGTAAATAATAATTTATATTAATATGGCAAACTGTACAGCATGTGGAGTTAAAGTTGGCTGTGGATGTCAACTAGTAAATGGAATGTGTTCAGCATGTAATTATGCATCTAAACAAATAAAAAGATTTAAAAATGCTATCACCAAGGCTTACAAACTGCATAGAATGTTCTAGTATACCTGCACTTCTTGCAGACATTGATTGTAAATTAGCAATTCTTGCTAATGATGCATATAACAATATTGTATTTATATTAAATAGACCTATCCCAGATGTAGTAATTGGTGACTTGCTGAACTACAAAAGGATATTAACATACAAATATTGTAATCCAGATTACGCTTATCATTATTCAATAAAGATGATAGCAAGTAAAGTAAAACTTTTAATTAATAAATAAACTATAAAAATGGCTTGTTCCAACTGTTATAACGGATGTACTGAGATTGTCTCAGATAAATGTGTAAGATACACAGGATTAGATGTTCCTGTTCTAGGAATTCAAACTGGTGACTCTCTATCGTATGTTGAACAAGCATTGATAGAATTTCTCACCTCTACATTAGATGGAACAGGTATTCTCATCACTCTACCCCCAGAAACTTATTGTACACTAGTTACTAGCTATCTACCAACTTGTGGTGATATCACTGCTGTTAACTTGTTTGAGGCTTTAGTTAAGTCTGCTTGCGATCTTCAGGAACAAGTGGATGCAGTTGTTGCAGAACTTGCTATTTTAAACGGTGATTATTCAGTTGGTTGTCTTACAGGTGTAACTAGTTCTTCTGATACACATAGTGTTCTTCAAGCTGTAATTACAAAGCTTTGTCAAGTAGATGCTAGTCTTACAGCTCTTGCTATAGATGTTTCTACAAATTATGTAAAGCTTTCAGATCTTGATGCATTAATTCAAGCTTATATTAACAGTACAGGAACTAGTACAAAATATTATAACAAAATGATTCCATATACAGTTGTGGAATATTATGGAAGTCTTACTGGTAACTTTGATGGTACAGGAGCAGGATTGGTTACAACTGATTGGGAAAAAATCTATTTATGTAATGGCTTAAATGGAACTCCTGATAAAAGAGGAAGAGTTCCTGTTGGAGTTCTTAACATGTTAGGAACTAATCCATTATCTCCTGCTGTTGATCCTGCTGTTGATCCATTATATAATCACACCTATACTTTATCAAATACATATGGTGCAAACTCTATTACATTAACTGGAACACAAATTCCATCACATACACATACAGTAGTTACAACTGTAGACATATTACCAAATCCTCATAGTCACACTTACGTTACAGGACAAAGATATGTAAGTGGTTGGCAGGGAGATTCTGATGATGATGAATTTGGACCAGTTTCAGCTACTACAGGTACTACTTCATTAACTACTGATGTTGATACCACTGTTTCATATTATGGTGGTGGGCTTGCACATAGTAATGCTCAACCTGCCATTGCTTGTTATTACATAATGTACATCCCTTAAATAAAAAATCAATATGTCTTGTTTACCAGGAATGCCTTGTTATGGTCCAGAGGTTTACGCATTTTATCCAAGAGGATGTTGTGGTGAACCTTTAACTTGTCCAGTTAATTCTGATATTGTTATATATTCAGGACCAAACTTACCAAGTACAGGAATTAACACTAACGACTCTCTCACTGTAGCATTACAGAAAATAGATGTAGCTCTTAGCAGTGATGTTTTGATAAATACATTTTTAACAGGTATTGCTACCAACCCAAGCTTACAAGTTGCTTTTTGTGCATTAGTAGACCAGTGTGCATACACTCCTACTACCACTACAACTAGTTCAAGTACTTCTACAAGTACAAGCACTAGCACAACCACTACTACTACTACAGTATTCCCTTATACAATAGGAGAGGCTTATCAAGGTGGTATATTAGCATACATTCTACAACCAGGTGATCCTGGATATATTTCAGGAGAAACACATGGTTTAATTGCAACAGTTGATAATACTGTTTATGGTTCAACGTGGGGATGTCTTGGAACAATAATTGCAGGAGCAGATGGTACAGCCATAGGTACAGGGAATCAAAACACGATTGATATAATGGCTGATTGTGCAACTGCTGGTATTGCTGCTAGAGTTTGTGGAGATTTAGTTGAAGGTGGATATTCAGATTGGTATTTACCAAGTTTAGATGAAATGACTAAATTATATTTAAATAGAATAGCTATTGGTAATTTTATACTAAGTAACTACTACTGGACTTCAACAGAATTTAGTAATAACAATGCATATCGTGTGTATTTTGTAACTGGTGCTGATGTTCCAGGAACAAAGACAATGACAGATGATGTTAGAGCTATAAGATCTTTTTAATAAACCAAATAAATAATATATGACAGTTTTAATAACATTAACTACTGCTGGAGCAGATACAGAAAATTTTAATCTATTTTCAAATGTAGATGGATATGTTTCAGCATTTGCTTCAGGAATTAGTAAAGCTGCTCTTCAAGCTGGTTACACCTCATATGTGGTTCCAAATGGCACTACAACTATCAGAGTTAAATCTAATTCTGCATGTACAAATTATATAGATATATCATTAGTAGAACCTACAACAACTACCACTACATCTACTTCTACTAGTACTACCACAACCACCACTACAGTAATACCATTTACTGCGGAAATAACATTTACTACACAAAGTGGTCCAAATTATGAGACATATATGACTGTAACATCTGGAACTCTACTTGATAGTTTAGGTGCTAGTGGTACTGTTGAAGGATATAGTGATTTGGCATGTTCAGTACCAGCAGCATCAGGAGATGGCACCTTTAGTGCACTTACTGTAAATCCTGGGCTTCCTGGTTATGCATTTGTAAGTCTTAGTGGTAATCCACATAATGATTGGCAGAGTAGAAAACTTGTAGCTCTAGTAGTAAATTCTAATATTATAACTAGTCCTATACAATATATAGTGGTGGGTGGTCATACATATAAAATAGTAGGCTGGGGTGTTTGTACAGTTTAAATAATAAAAACTCTGTTTTATTGGTTTTACAGAGTTATCTCCTGGAGTTTCTACTCTGGGAGTTTTTATTTCTAATCAACTTGATTAAACTATATAACTAAATAAGTTAAATTAATTTGGTAAATATAAAAATAAATACGTATCTTTGGGCTAATTTAACTAAATTAAACCAAATATGTCAGAAAATCAACAGCTGTTACAACAACTTGAAAGACTTTTAGGTTGGAAAAAGAGTAAGAAGTTCTATGCTGAAAAGCTTGGAGTTACAGAAAACGAGGTTGATGAACTATTAAATGAGTTAAGAAATAGGGAGACTGTGCAAGATGATGCTGAAGCTGGAGTTTATATCAGTGAGTTAGAAGAACAAGTGTTGAAGTTTGAAGAAGATCTTGTAAAGGGAACTGGAGAGATTATCATCAATTCTAAGAATGAAATTAAGAGTCTTGAGGAATTGATTGAAAAATGCAACATTGATACATCTAAGTGGGAAATAACTAAATATGTCCAGAACTACTGGGGAAATGGTGAAACACCTCATTGGCAAGTTAAAGCTTGGTTAGGTAAGAAACAAGCAGAAGAAGTATTTCAAGATTCATTTGTAGAGTTTTTATCTACATATGAACCAGCTTCTCCAGAAATGGTTGTGGTAAAATATACTCCAGAGAAACGAGATGGTTGTATTATTATTAATAAACAGGATAGCCATTTAAACAAATATGATATAGATGGAAATAATGATATCATAGATCGATTTGCAAGTATTATGTATAAGGTGGAAGTTATATTAGCACAGGCTAATATGTCTAATAACCTTTCTCAAATTAAATATATAATTGGTTCTGATGAGTTTAATAGTGAGTGGACAAACATGACCACTAAAGGAACTCCTCAACAAAACATATGTTCATATCAGGACTCATTTAAACTAATATGTGAACATGAGGTGTTAATAGCATCACTATTGCTACAATACTCAAATGACGTAGAAATTATATATGTAGCTGGAAATCATGATGAGTATGTAGGATGGCATTTAGTTAGTTGGTTACAAACATATTTTAGAAACGAACCTAGAGTTACATTTGATGGTTCTCCTAAATATAGAAAATACATAAGTTATGGTGAATCAGCATTGATGTTTAATCATGGAGATGCAATTAAACCAGCTAAGCTTGCAGCATTGTTTCCAATGGAATATAGAGATTCTTGGAGTGATCATTCCAACTTCTACATATTCACTGGAGATAAACATCATGAAGTGAGTCATGATTTTAATGGAATTAAGTTTTATCAAATCCCTGCATTTTCTAATGCTAAAAGTCTTTGGGATGATAAGAATGGACATACGTGTTCTAAAGCAGAAGTTACAGCATTCCTGATAGATGAATTTGATGGGATGACAAATATATTCAAACAATATTTATAATGGCAACATTAAGAAAAGTAGTTTCAGATGTGCGTGCAATGCACAAATTGTTATCAACAGATAACCTCATCACTGATAGAGCAGTGGCATCTGAGATTAGAAATAACACTTTACTATTAGTTAAGAGAGAAACAAATCTCAGGAAGCTTTGGGCTACTGATACAGTGTTTACTACCATTCCTTGTTTAGAGATGGTAGAGGTTCCTATTTCTGAATGTTGTGAATATGTAGATCCCTGCTCAATTGGAAGAAGTAGATTTAAACTTCCACGTATAGCTGAGGGAAATTATCAATATCTTATACAAGGGGTTTATTCAATAAATGCCTTAAGTGGTGTAGGTAAGAAATTAAAAGAAATTACAATCAATAGATATGTAAATCTAATAAAGCTTCCTATTATAAAGAATGAGGAATACTATTGGATTCAGAATGGTTATCTATATATTAACAATCCTTTACTAAAAGCAATAAGAATTGCTGCTTTATTTGAAGAAGATGTTCCTAATGATATAATGTATCCTGAATGTGGATGTGGTGGATATGAGCCTAGTGTTGAAGATATTTGTATGAACCCTCTAGATAAAGAATATGCTCTACCTGGATATTTACAAAACCAAGTGTTAGCTCTTACATCCCAAAAGCTTCTCTCCACTTACTTCAGAATTAATGATGATAAAACATCTGATGGTAAAGATGATCAAGTGAATAAACAATAATGAGAGTAAAAATTGACTGGAGAAGTTCCAGTAAAGAAAACTACAATAATTTCTGCAAAAAACATACATCAATTAAAATTACATTTGATGAATGGAAGAATATTATTTATTCTTTTAATGAGTCTTTTAAAAATTATATATTAGAAACTGGGGAGAGAGCAAGACTCCCTTTTGGTTTTGGAGAATTCTCAATTAATAAGAAGAGAAGAAAAAAGATGAAGGTGAATAATGGAAAAGAGTTCATCAATCTTCCTATTGATTGGCAAAAAACTAGAGCAAAGGGTAAGGTGATATATAACTTCAACTATCACACTGAGGGCTATTTCTTTGGATGGATGTGGTTCAAAGAACGTGCAAGAATAAAACACTTAGATTTTTGGTATTTTAAACCTTCTCGTACTACATCAAGACTTTTAGCACATTACATCAACACTGATGAAAAATATCAACATATTTATTCTGAATGGAAAAAATAATACATAGATGTCCTACTACTACAAATACAATTTTACAACCCCTGAAATAGTTTATTCAACCGTAAAGGAAGAATTAAAAAGCTACTTTGACACTGGAGCAATAGATGATCTAATGTTTCCCACTTATGCAGACAAATGTCTCAGGAAGTTGGGCAGAAGTTCGTATGTTATATCTGAACAGATTCTTTATATAGAAGGATTTGAAGCTAGACTTCCAGATAACTTCTTTGCTATGAGAGAAGCATGGATGTGTGCAGAAATTCCTCAGAACTCATATCAAACAGCAAATTCATTTTATTCTCAAGCTGCATCCCAAACAACAATACAGGTTTCTCCTGTTATATATGGAGGACAGGCATGTACCAATCTTGAATGTACAACAGGATGTCCTGAATGTATGCCTGATCTTATACAAGCTGTATATAAGACAAATAGTCAAATAACAAGATCTTTTACACAATCATATCTACTTAAACCAGGAAATATCTCTGCTAGAAGAAATTGTTCTTTGGATTATAACAATAATCCACAAGCTTATGGATATAATGGTGTTGCTAATCATTCATCATCTCCAGGATCTTCTGCTGCTGATTCATTTGATATTAGGGATAACAAGTTTGTTACCAATTTTCAAAATGGTGTAGTTCAAATTATATTCTATGCTAATGAATATGATGGAGCAGGTAATCAGATGATTCCAGATAATTATCGTATAAGAGAATACATAGAAGCATTTATTAAATATAAAATGTTTGAGACTTTATCTAATCAGGTAAATGATGAAACATTTCAACAGATTCAACAGAAGCTAGTTTATTACAAACAACTTTCAGAAGAAGCCTTTATTATGGCAGACATTGAGATTAAGAAGCAAGATGTGTATGCTAAACAAAGAAGAGTTACACAGGATTTGAATAGATTGAACATGTACGAATTACCAAACAGAACTAATAGATATGGCTGGAGAAGATAATAATCAAGCTGGTAATGTTATACCAGAATATAATAATGCTACTACAGGTTTAAATTTAGATCAAACTGTTAATCAGATTCCTAAAGGTAAACTCACGTATGCATTAAATGCTGCTGTTGAAAACTTTGACTCAAATTCTGTGAACTATCAGAATGAGCCAGGGAATGAATTTTGCTTACACTTTCCTACAAACTATCGTTTGATAGGTGAGCATTTTATTATTGAACAAAATAAACATATATTCTTTTTAGCAAATCCTGAAACAGGAGGATCTCAAATTGGATATATGGATAATAATGATTGTGTCTATCATATTTATATAGATGCTCCTTGTTTAGCATTTAATATAGACTATCCCATACATAAAACTGTACATAAAATTACTAATTGTACAACAGAAATCTATTGGACTGATGGACTTAATCCTAGAAGATATTTAGATCTTAATAACATTCCATATTTAATAGCCCCTGGAGCTACTCTTTGTGATCCATCTTATCTAAATGAGATTGATTGTAATCAACTTAATGTACAACCTAATTTTAGTATTCCTCAATTAGCTGTTACAGATATTGCCACTGGAGGAGATCTCACTGCTGGTACCTATCAATTTGCTATACAATATTGTGATGCAGCTGGTAATCCATATACATCATATTATTCTGTTACTAACCCCACTCCTATTGCTAACACACAAGTCACTACACTTGATTTTAATTATCAAGTGGGTAGATCTATTGTATTGAGTGTCAGTAACTTAGATGTTACAGGACAATTTCAATATTTTAATTTAGCAGTTATTAAAACTGTTAATGCTATTTCTTCTGTAGAATTAGCAGGTATATATTTTATTGATCAAGTTTCTAGAGATATTACATACACTGGTCAGAATGTAACACAAATAAGACTTACTATTAATGACATATTTGAAAAATATCCATATTATGAAATTGCTCAAGATCTTACAGCTGTTCAAGACATACTTGTATGGGATCAGCTTACCTCTATAGATAGAATTAACTATCAGAGTATTGCAAACCAAATTACTCTTCAATGGGAAACTTATAAAATTCCAGCTACAGAAAACTATTCAGATGCTCTTAATGCTACAAATCTAAGGGGTTATCTTAGAGATGAAGTGTATGCATTTGAGATTGTGTTTCTTTTAATAAATGGTAAACAAACTGATGGGTTTCATATTCCAGGAAGAGCATTGTTATTCAATGATTATCAACCAACTATTCCTACAACCAATCCAGACTTTATAGGTGAACCTGAACCAAGTACAAATTATAGTCCATATTGGAAAATATATAATACAGCATCTGTAACTGGACCTGCTTTAGGAGATCCAATTGGAAATGCCACACCATATCAATATGGTGAATTTGCTTATTGGGAATCAACAGAACTCTATCCATGTAATCTTGATATATGGGGAGATCTTGCTAACACTCCTATTAGACATCATAAATTTCCTGATGTTCTTATTAGTCCTATATTTGAAACTCCTCCATTAGTTTATAATGGAAATCAAATTGTACCAGTGATGCAAGCTTCTGATGCTGTATTTCCTATTGGTGTTAGGATAGATGTAAGCCAAATAATTGGATTAATCAATACATCAAATTTAACAGCAACTCAAAAGTCAGAAATTGCTGCATTTAAAATTGTAAGAGGAGATAGAAGTACAAACAAGTCTATTGTTGGTAAAGGTATATTAAGAAATGTTGGTCAATATACAAGAGAAGAAACTACATTCTACTATCCTAACTATCCATATAATGATCTTAAACAAGATCCATTTATTTCAGATATATCAAATTCTTATACGGTAAACCCTAATAATGAAACAATAGATAGTATTTGTAGAAGTTATAATGTAACTGGATATGATAGTGCAGGAAGCACTGTTGAATATTTTGATTGTCTCACTGCAAATCAGGCAACCATATCTGTTGCACTTGGAGAAATTAAACAGGTTTGTGGAGTGGGTAGTCCTATAGTAAGAAGTGGGAAAGCTTGTTTAACATCAAATACTTATAAGACATATAAAATAACTAGAACAGGTAGTACATTTGGAACAACTGATTTTAAAGTAGTTTATCCAGATGGAAAATCATGTAGTTTTACAACCCCTCCTTCTCCTTACACAAATTATTGTGATTTTTGTAATATCAATCCTACAGATCTTTGTTGTACAGGTTCAACAATTGTAAATGGAAAGTTTACTGAAACTAATTTTATATTTCATACATTACCAGGTGCAATTGTTTATATAAATTCTATTATAGAACCTAGACGATATAATGGAGATAGTGAGTATAAAATTGAAGTGGTGGCATCATTTGGATATGATACAGTGTGTCAACCAAAACCTTTACAAGGTTTTTCTACAGATGCTTCCAAATATAGAATGATATTTAATTCACCAGAGACTTCTTTTGGACAACCATTCTTAGGTGGTGTTCTTAAATTAGAAAGTGCTCTTTTTGGTGCAGGGCATGCTCATTTTGTAAAGGTTCAAAAGAATGCATTTTATAAACTAATAACAAAAGAAGCTCAACAGGATGCTTTAACTTCTAGTGCCGCATTAGCAAACATTACTAATCCGTTTAATGCAGGAGCAATGTTCACTGCATATCAAGCCTATCTCACTATATATGTAAATGGAATAACAAGAAAAAACTATGCTTATTCTTTTAACTCAATAGCTAGTTATGATTATGCTGCAAGTATTGCTAACAACATTGGTCTTAAACAAAGAGAGTTAGAACTTTATCAATACCTTATTCCAGGTGTACAGAATGTAGGAGACACTTATAATATTAATAACTTTGATAGAGAATCTTCTGTTTATTTAAAAACAGTTTCTGAAAGATTTACAATTCCATATAGCCCTCTTCCTTTTCCTAGCAATACACCATCTCTTGTACCTGGAGGGACAACTAGTAGTATTTCTGATGATTCACGATTCATCCTTTCAGAAAAAGGAACTTGTGGAGTTCCTGAAAAAGAACAAGACATAAAGGTTGTTTCATATTATGGATCTTTAAAAAATACATTTGTTAACCAATGGGGACAAATGTATTCTTATATTACAATTGATACAGGATTTCAAAGAGAGTTGGATTTAACTACTGTTTCTCCTGTTGCTGTAGTATTTGGTGGTGATACATTCATTAGCAGATTTGCATTTAAAACAAAACTTCCTTTCTTTATTGATAATAGAGTGGGGGCTCCTGATGATTCGGATGTATTCTATGATGAGATAGGTAATGTTGCCTATCCAAACTATTGGCATTCAGCTAGATCTATATTAAGTGATTTTACTACAACAAGTACTGGTCCATCTGCAACTATTGAATTTAAAAACATTATTTCAATAAAGGCTCATAATTTTGATTGTCCTAATAGTCAACTTCCTGCTACAAATAATCCAAGTAGAACATTTTATGATGGAAAGTTTTATCTATTTGCATATGGTATTCCATCATTCTATTGTGAGTCTTCCATTAATGTAGATCTTAGACAAGCATTTAATAATAGAGAAGGGGATTTCTTTCCACATGTGAGTACAGGTATTCCAGATAATTGGTTACAGGAAAGTTATGTACCTATTGCTTTTGATAATACATATTATTATAATGTAACATTTTCTAAGCAGAATAAAGAAAATTTCTTCTCTCATCTTCCTCCAGATTGGAAAGAACAATTTTGTTTTACAACCTATCCGTTTAGAGCAATCTATTCTGATACACAAGTGGTAAATGCTGACAATAGAGTTAATAACTGGTTGACATATAGAGCTACCTCAATGTTTGATTTTCCACAGAATTATGGTGGACTTACATCATTAGACGGTATTCAAAATAAAGCTATTCTAGCTAGATTTGATAATAAGAGTCTCTTGTATAATACAATGCTCACTATTCAAACTAGTAATCCTCAAGCTGCCTATCTTGGTAATGACACATTATTTAAATCATCTCCTCCAATTGATTTTGCTGAAACTGATCTTGGATATGTAGGAAGTCAGAATAAGATGTTGTTAAAGATTCCTCAAGGACAGATAACAATAGATGCTAAAAGAGGACAAGTGTTTTTAATATCAGGTAATCAAGCACAAGATCTTTCTGCATTTGGATCTGGACTTAATAGGTTCTTTACAGATCATTTAGCATTTGAGATTCTTAGATATTTCCCTGATAGAGAAGAGATTATAAACAATGAAAGAATAGTTATTAAGGGAGTGGATACAGATAACCATTTCAATGGTTGTGGTTTACATGGTGTATTTGATTCCAAATATGATAGAGTTATAATATCAAAACTTGATTATATTCCACTTTTTGATACTATCAAATACAATAGTGCCACTAGAGACTTCTATATTATTGAGAATCCTACAACAGCACCACTTATAAAGATTGTAAATCTCACTGATTCTGAATACTTCTGTAATAAGTCTTGGACACTTTCATTTAATATGAATACACAGAGTTGGATTTCTTTTCATAGTTATATTCCAAATTGGTATGTAGCTGAGAATAATTTCTTCTATTCTGGACTTAATCAAGGATGTGATCTTGAAGCACTTGCTATTAACGAAGTGCCTATTCCTATTACAACAACTACAACCACTAGTACAACAATTCCTCCTCCTCCTACCACTACCACCACAACAACCACACTTGATTGTCGTTTAGCTGGAACTATAGCAGTAGTAAATTGTGATTTAGCAGGAACAGCAGTTAGACTAGCTGATTGTGAATTTGTAATAAACACATTGGAAGTTACAACATCAACAACCACTAGTACTTCTACTAGTACATCCACTAGCACTACAACTACCACCACCACAACTACTATATTATAATAAAACAAAAATGGCAAAATCAGTATTAATAATAATGACAGGGGCTGGATTAGATGTAGGACCTATTATGGCTCTTTATTCTGATGCAGATGGATATGCTGTACCATTTGAAAGTGGTATATTGAGATCAGTTTTAGAAGCTGGATATACATCAAATGTAGTTCCTGATGCTGCCACTATTATTCGTGTTGTTTCTACTGATGGTCTGTGTGTAGGTTCTTATGAGGATTCTATTATTTCAACCTCTACTACAACTAGTACTAGTACATCTACTAGTACATCTACTAGCACAAGTACATCAACTTCTACTAGTACAACAACTACTACTACTACAACAGGATGGTCTTCATTTCAAGTCTTATTAAATGTTGGAGGGTATCCATCAATATGTTCACAACCATCACAAACAGTTTACACTGTGTCAGGGGGATCAATAACTACTGGTGTTACACTATATTATGATGCTGGTTTCACTACATTAGTAACAACATATACCTATGTAGTATTAGATTTCCCAAGCTCTCAAATTTATACTTTAGATCCATTGACTGGTCAAATAGGATCTGGTATTCCAAATAGTTGTCCATAAAATTATTATAATAAAAACAAAAATGGCAAAAACAATAATAATAAAACTAACAAAAGCTGGAAACAGAACTGGTCCTTTCACCATATCTGACAATCTAGGAAACACACTTGGTACTAATATACCTAAGAGTGTTGTTATATCTGGAATCAGTTATAGTGTAGATGATCTTGTTAGTGTAATTATTATTCAATCTACAGGTAGATGTAAGGTGACTAAGATGCTTCCTATAACAGATCTTGATGTAACACAGATAGCAGCTTTAGGATTTCAAGAAACTAACACTGCTTCTCTATGGAGACATCTAACTAACACCATGATATACAATACATATTATGGTAATATAGAACCATATATAATTGAATATCCATTTAGCTATCAATTTCGTGATGAAATTTTACAGAATGTAAAAGATTACACTAAGGCATATGAATATCTTCCTGAAGATGATGGGGTGTTTGATGACAATCGAAAAATAGAAACAGATAACTATTGGTTTAATAAAGCTGTGGTTTACAATGGTCAACAGAGTTCTGGTATATTAGAACTAGTTCCAAAACCACCTAATAACTTAAGAGAGTATTTAAAATATCCAATATACAACACTGATAGTAAAACCATTACCTTTACAAAGTCTGATAATTTCTATCAGTATAATACGTTCTGGTCAATGGTTAAAAACAAAAGTGTTCCATTATTTGTTAAGAGCTGTGAATCATT